CGCTATGTCGGCCAAGGCCGAAGGCGAGCTGGCAACGCTCGGCCGGGTGACGCAGGAAACGAAAGCCGCCTTGGACGGTCTGGCCACACAGCAGCGCGAGCTGGCTGACCGTCTGCTTGCCCTCGAGCAGAAGGGTTGTGCCCAGGTTCCGTCCGAAAAAACAGACGATTCTTGGGGCGCCCAGTTCGTGAAGGCCGCCGCTGTGGTCGATTTCCTTGGTGGGCGCGCCCAGAAGGCCCGCGTTGAAGTAAAGAACACCCTGACCGGCTCCGACACCACTGTGGTCCCGGACCGCCGGCCTGGGATTGTCCCCGGTGCTGCCCCCGCGCTGACGATTGAGTCGCTCCTGAGCAGCACCACGACCACGAGTAATGCCATTGAGTTCACCAGGGAAGACGTCTTCACCAACGCCGCTGCTGAGACTGCGGAAGGCGTTGCTAAGCCGGAATCCTCGCTCACGTGGACGCTGGTGACGATGCCGGTGAGCACCGTTGCACACTGGATCAAGATCAGCCGCCAGCTTGCCGCGGACAACGCTGCGCTTGCTGCGTACGTCAACAACCGGATGCGCTACGGCGTACAGCGGAAGGTCGAGTCGCAGTTATGCACCGGGAACGGCGCCGCGCCCAATATTAGCGGCATGTTCAACACCGGCAACTACACCGCGCATGGATATGCGGCCGCCGCGTTGGGGTCCACGCTGACAAAGCTGGTGCTCATCCGCAAATGCATCGCCGACTGCTGGGCGGCTGGGTATCCTGCCGAGGCAATCCTCCTCAACCCGGTGGATTTTGCGGCTATCGAGATTGAGCTGATGACCACCAGCGCCGGACAGGCCCGCGTCAGCGTAGACGCTGCCGGGGTGATGCGCCTCTTTGGCGTGCCGGTCGTGCAGTCTGTGGGCGTGGCTGCGGATACGTTCCTGGTTGGCGCGTTCTCCCAGGCTTACACCGTCTACAACCGCGAAGGCGTCGTGGTGGAGATGTCGGAATCTGACGCGGACAACTTCACCAAAAACCTCATCACCATCCGTGCGGAGCGCCGCCTGGCCCTGGCGACAGAGGTCCCCGGCGCGGTGCGCGGTGGAGATTTGACGCCGGCCTAATGGTAGAGGCCCTTGCGGCCTCTCCTGAATAAGGAGCTAATATGGTCCAGGTGCGATTCATCACGTTCGGCGCGTCTTCCGCTTGGGGAGCGTTCGCCCCCGGCGATATCCTTCGGTGCTCTGAGGAGACGGCCCGCCACTTGGTGGAAGAAGCCAAGTGCGCGGAATACGTCCACGCGAAGCCGGCGAAGGCTGACGACAAACAGGCCACCCGGCGTGGCCGGAAGGCGAAGGAGTAGCCGGTGAGTCTTGTTACTCTCGCCGAGGCGAAGCTCCACTGCCGGGTGGATACCTCCGACGAGGATTCGCTCCTCCAGGGGTACATCGACGCGGCAGAGCTGGCCGTCGAGAACATCCTGGACCGGCGGGTCTACGCCGACGCCGTGGCGCAGGGGGCGGACACATCGGGCATCGTCATCAATGCCGCGATTCGTTCGGCCATCCTGCTCCTGGTGGGGCACTACTACGCGCACCGAGAGGCGGTGATTGGAGGGCAACCGCAGTCTGTGGCGGAGACGCCGCTGGCCGTGCGGTTCCTCCTTTCCCCGTATCGGCGCACATGGGGGCTGTGATGTACGCCGGGAGGCTGCGACACCGGGTGACCATAGAGCGCCGAGGGACGGCCGTTGACGCCATCGGCCAGCCGGTGGAGACGTGGTCTCCGTATGCGACTGTGTGGGCCGATGTGCGCCACCAGCAGGGCCTCGAGGCGATCCACGCAGGCGCCCCAACGTCGGTGGCTCGGGCGTCAATCCGCATCCGCTACCGGGAGGACATCGACCACTCGATGCGGGTGAGTTATAAGGGCAAAACGTATAATATCATTGCGGTGCTCCCGGGGTCTCCCGAGCACGTGGATCTCGTGTGTGAGGTGGTCGGATGAACCCGTCATTGAACATCACGGTCAAGGCGGACCCGTCTGCAGCCGAGGATGCCCTCCAGCAAATCGGCAAGAAAATCCAGCAGGCGGTGCGCCCTGCCGCACATAAGGCCGCAGAGCTTCTTTACACGGAGGTTCTGCGCAATGTGGAGCGTCGCCCGACGAGCAAGACCGGCAACCTCCGCAATGCGATTTATCACGCATTCAGTGAAGACAACTCGGACGAACACCAAGCAACGTATCACATAAGCTGGAACCATAAAAAAGCGCCACACGGCCATCTGGTAGAGTTTGGGCATCTCCAGCGCTACCAGGTGATGTACGACCAGAGGACCGGAACATTCTGGACGGACAAAACGCGGCCTCTCCCGCATCCGAAACAGGTGCCGGCGGCGCCGTTTGTTCGGCCAGCGGCGGCTCTCATGCCTAAGGCTGCGGAGCTCGCAGAGGAATACATCCTGTCGCAGCTTGAGGATGAACTGCAATGAGCCTGGAGGCTTCCCTCTACGCGGTCCTGCACAGCATCTGCCCGCGAGTCTATCCAGACATAGCGCCCGCAGATGCGGTGCTCCCGTATGTGACGTGGCAGCAGATAGGCGGAGAGGCACCGGTCTATCTGGACGGAGCGCTCCCGGACAAACGGTGCGCATATATCCAGATCAACACGTGGGCGGCAACGAGGGCAGAAGCCAACGCGCTGATGCTCCAAATCGAACAGGCGCTTTGCGCGGCCTCGACCATAGTCGCAAGGCCACAAAGCGCGCTGCAGGCGGCATTTGACGAGGACACCGAAATCCGCGGGGCAATGCAGGACTTCGAAATTTGGGCGGAGCGTTGACCGCGGAAAAACATCAAGCATTTTTAAGGAGTAAGTCATGGCATACGCATTTCCAGAGGGTGCGAAGTTCTTCTTCAGCCAGACGTTCGGCTCGCCTAAAACGGTCAGCGGCATCACGAACGCCAACCCGGCTGTGTGCGCGAGCACGGAGCATGGGTTCGTTGACGGTGATGAGGTCTTGCTGGTATCTGGCTGGGAAGACGCGACTGACACCGTCTACAAGGTAGATCAGCTCACCGCGGACACGTTCGCGCTGCTTGGTCTCGATACGAGCGACACCAACTGGTTCGCCCCTGGCGGCGGCGCCAACTCCACCGCGTATAAGGTCTCAACCTGGATCGAGATTCCCCAGGTGCTTTCCATCAGCACTTCCGGCGGTGACCCGCGGTTCACAACCATCCACCCGCTGGCAAAACGGAACGCCATCAACGTGCCCACCGGCTTCAACGCGTCTTCAATCACGTTGACGCTTGGCCACGACCCGTCAAATGCCAACTACCAGACGATGTTGAACATTAGCCGCCGGCTCGCCAAGGTGGCGTTCAAGATGGTGCTGTCCGGCGGGGCCTCCTCGTATGGATATGGCTACATGGCTGTGTCCGAGGTGCCTTCGCTCAACGTCAACCAGGCCAACCAGGTGACCGCGGCCCTGACCATGCTCGGCCGCACGATCAGCTACTAGTAAGCAATGGTGCCCTGGCCCGGAGGCTCGCAGGCGCCGGGCCAGGATAAAAAGAACAAACATTTCGGGGGTTTTATGGCGAAAATCAAACTGGGCGCTCGGCCCAAAAACTTCAAACGGACCATCAGGGTGTCTCTCCCCGAGGGTGGCGAAGGCGTTGTCGAGATGTCCTATATCTACCGCACTCGGTCGGAGTTCGGCAAGTTTGTCGATGACCTCATGGCTGCATCCAAGACCGAGCAGAGGGGGGCTTCTGACGACGACCTCAAGTTCTCATTGGCGGAAGCGCTCGCCAAGACTCGCGATTCCAACGCCGACTACATCATGCAGATTGCGGACGGGTGGAATCTGGACTGTGAGTTCTCCCGGGAGAATGTCGCGCAGCTTTGTGACGAGCTCCCCGGCGTGGCCATGGAGATCATCGATCAGTACCGCATCGCGGTCACAGAGGGCCGCTTGGGAAACTGAGGGCGGCGGCGCGGGCGCTCTACACAAGAGAGGACGACGACCCGCCCGCAAACGCCTTCATCGGCCTTGTGGCCGAGGCCTCGAAGACCGAAGAGGTCGAGGTGTGGCCTGAGCATTGGACCGCATTTCGCTTGTTTTGCTCTCTCCAGACCCAATGGCGAGTGGGGATGTGCGGCCCGACCGGGCTGGATTATGCGGCACTCTATCCACTGCTTGACCGTCTTGCCACGACGGACGAAGAGTGGGAAGAGATGTTCAACGATATTCAGGTGATGGAGCGAGAGGCTCTCGCGACGATGAACGCCAGGGAATGACATGACGAAAGCCCGCAAGATACAGCTCGAGGTCGCCGTCACTGACCGCACGCAGGCGGGGCTCTCCAGCGCAAAGAACAGCGTCGCGCAGTTCAGCCAGGAGACAGCTCGCGCCACCGAGCA